TGGCTCTTGAACAGGGTGCACTAGGTGCAGTTGTGCGTCAACTTCGTGCAGCACATGCTGATAATGGCATCCCAACATCAGATAAGAATATCTATACTGAGGCTCTCAAGGGCATCAGAAGCAAGCAAGCGCTACAAACAACATTAGATAACATTTCAATCCAGGCTACCACACAATTCCCAGCGTTCAAGGATGATATCCTAAAGGGTGCAAGTGTTAAAACATTGCTTACTCCATACATCACATCATATGAAAAGCTTTATGGCAAGACACCTAAGGTAACTGACCTATATGATGTCGCTGCAGGTAAGACAGCTATCCCAGTAACTGACTGGATAAAGACACAGTGGGCAAAGCCAGAGTTTAAGAATACAGATTACTATAAGCAGACAGTCAACAGTGACTTGCGAGCTATGGCCCAAGCATTTGGAGTTAATGTATAATGGCAGCGTATGACAAGGATACACCTAATACATATATCCCAACTACTTATTCTAAAGTAGAAGATAACGCAGCTAAGAACGCTGCCATGTCTCCAGCTGCTCGTGCAGCATTTGAAGCGTCAAAGGCTAGTTGGACAGCAGATGCTGACCCGTATATGACGGTCATTGTTGGTAACACTGGCTTAACACAATTTCAAATTGATACTCGTAAATATGCTGCAGATGTATCAGCGTCTATCAATGAGAATTACGGCTCTATGGGAATCAAGTCAACCGTAGACCCATTGACAGGAAAGATTACAACTACAAAAGCAGATGGAACTCAGCTTGGTAATGGACCATCTGGCTTTGCACCAGCTGCAGTTACTCCACCAAAGCCTGTAGTTAATCCTTTAGACAACCCAGTATATGCAGCATTACTTGCTGCTATGAAAGTTTACAATATCTCAGGTTTAGCAGATACATTACTTGCTATCCGTACAGCATATCCAGACATCTCATCTGAAGATATGTTAACATTACTCCGCAATGATACACGTTACAATGCAGGATACCTAAAGCGTTTTGCTGGCAATGCTAAGTTAGCAGCAAATGGTAAGGCAATGCTAGATGAGAAGACATACCTAGCAAATGAAGCAGCATACGAAAAGATTTTTAAGGCATATGATGTAATGCGTTTTGCAAATACAAGCCAGTATGCTGACTTGATTGGTAACGAGATTGCACCAACTGAAGTTAGCACTCGTGTATCTATGGCATATGACCGCATTCTCAATGCAGATTCAAATGTGCTGCTTGCACTGCGTAAGTTTGGTTCATCACTATCTACAGGTGATTTGATTGCAGCAATGCTTGACCCAAAAAACCAACTACCTGAATTGAATAAGAAGATTACTTCTGCTGAAATTGGTGGAGCTGCTCTTAAGCAGGGACTACAAGCATACGAAGCTGCTACAACTGTTCAATCTAGCCGTTACTCTAATATTACTGATGGCACTATTGGAACTACTGCAGCAATGCAGTCAGGTGCAGATGCTGCATCAGCTAACAAGGATTACCAGACTATTGCTGGTGAGCTTCCACGGATGGAGTTCTTGAGTTCTATCTCTAAGGGACTGCCACAGTATGGGCAAGCTGAAGCAGAGCAAGCACGCATTCAAGGACTAGCATCAGCTCAGCGCAAGCAAACAGATTTGCTATCAGCTGAAGCTGCAAGATTCTCTGGAAGTTCAGGTAATGCACCTGGTGCTTTCTCAACTAGCTACTTGAAGCGTTCCTCATCTTCAGGTCAGTTCTAAATAAATAAAATCCTATGTGGACCAATCGGCCCCGCATGGTGTAATAGACCGATAGCAAGAGCCAGCCTAGTTCCCCGACTAGATACTGAGGCTTGCGACTACAACGAATAGAAGGGTGGTTGCTATGAGCAACAACTACTGGGACGAAGACGAAGACGAAGATACAATCGATGACGTGCAAATGGACGGCAGTGACTTACTTAAAAAGTTACGCAAAGCCAAGCGTGCAGATGAGAAGCGTATCAAAGAACTCACAGACCAGCTCGAAGGATTATCCAAGCAGCAACGTGAGCGTACCGTTAAAGAAGTCCTAGAAAAGAAGGGTGTAAATCCTAAGGCAGTTCGATTAATCCTCAAGGACATTGACGATGTTTCTGAAGAGTCAGTTAATAACTGGCTTGAAGATAACGGAGATTTGTTCGGGCTTACGAAGTCTGAAGATGCACCAGCAGTAAGTGAGATTGACCGTGCTGCATTACGCAACCAGGACAGTATCACTCAAGGTGCAACAACACCTGACCGAGCAGAAAATTTAGAGATGCGTCTTGCTAATGCAGAATCTGCAGAAGAGATTATCTAACTTCTACGCTCACAACAATCATAGTTTCCTAGTCACTTGGAGGTGACATAAATGGCTAATGCCTACACAACCACAGGTTCGTCCTCACTCGGAGGTACACTTGGAAGTGCTGGTCTAGTACAGAAGGCGTATGACCGTCTTCTAGAATTCGCCCTCCGTGCAGAACCCCTAATTCGTTCTGTCGCAGATAAGCGTCCTACTAACCAGTCTATCCCAGGTTCAACAGTTGTTCTACAACGTTACGTTGACCTATCACCAGCAACATCTGCTCTGACAGAAGATACTGACCCAGATGCAGTAGCACTGTCTACACCAACATCAGTTACTATTACTCTTAACGAGTACGGTAACTCTGTTCTTGTAACACGTGCGTTGGAACTATTCAGCCTAGCTGATGTAGACCCAGCAATTGCTAACATTATCGCGTTCAACCTTGCAGATTCTATTGACTCTGTTGCAATGACAGCATTGCGCGGCGGAACAAACGTAATCTACTCAGGCTCAACAGCGACTTCAACAGCAACTATCACAGCTGCTGCTACATTGTCTTCAGCTAACGTACGCAAGGCAGTTGCCAAGCTACGTGCTGGCAAGACAATTGCTCGCAAGGGCTCACTATACTGGGCTGGTATCCACCCAGAAGTTTCACACGACCTTCGTGCTGAGACTGGTTCATCAGGTTGGTTGCTACCAAACCAGTACGGTTCTGCACAGGACCGCATCTGGGCAGGCGAAATCGGAACATACGAAGGTGCATACTTCGTAGAGTCTCCTCGTCTGTACAATGCTACTGACGGTGCATCATCTGCTCGTAACTACCGCACAATCATTGCTGGACAGCAAGCATTGGCAGAGGCAGTTGCAGAAGAGCCACACGTAGTTATCGGACCAGTAGTTGACAAGTTGATGCGTCACCGCCCAATGGGTTGGTACGGCGTACTAGGCTTTGCACGCTACCGTGAAGAAGCACTATACCGAATCGAATCAGGTTCATCAATCGCTTCATAATTGATTGACGGGTGGGGCTAGGGAAACCTAGCCTCATCAGTAAGTTCATTAAGGAGAACAATGGCAACTTATAAGTTCAGTACACCATATGTACTAGAGGGCCCATCAGGTGCTCATCGTTTGTTCTACTTCGCAAAGTTGCGCAAGGGGATAACTATTGTCAAATCTGGTGGAGTCTACTCACAGATTCGCTATTCCGTAGATGATGACTTAAACCAGTACGATGAAGTTTACCGTGGTGGGTACATAACACCTGGCGTAAGTGAAGCAACAAAGGCAGCGTTAATCGCTGGTGGAGTTGGAGTAACTGAAGCTAACTTCGTAGCAGAATAGGGACACAATGGAGCACCAGCATATTAGTAAGGTGCTTGAATGGGGATTCAGCGTAGACCATAACTTTATGGCAACTCTTTGGGGTTGCGCGTTATGCGACATAACAGCAGATAAACCGTTTGAGTATGAAGAGATTTCAATTGACCACACTTCATGTGGTGATGATTGTTTTGGCTGTAAGGCTAAGGGTCTTCAGTTAAATGCAGGAGATGCAACACGGGATATTCCAGATAAGAAATGGAACTCTGAACTGAAAGCATATAGGGATGCACGCTCACAAGGCATGCAACCAGCAGGTACAAGAATGGCTGATATTGAATCAGCTTATACAGCATCTGAAACTTTGGGTAAAGCTTACAACGCTGAGACTATGCCTAAGGCAAAGGATATAACTAAATCATCAACTGAAGTACTCAAAGAAATAGGAGCAATATAATGGCTAAAATGGAAATGTACGCATCAAAGAGCGCAATGAAGAAGCACGAAAAGGGCGAAGGCTCAAAGATGGCAGCAATGGAAAAGAAGATGGGCATCAAGGATGTCGTCAAGAAGTCTGCTAAGAAGTCTGTAGCAAAGAAGAAGAAGTAACATGGCTGCAAAGAAAGTTAGTTATTTGCAAAATTTTGCTAATGAGATTAACGATGCTTATCAATCTTATAGAGCTCAGATTGAGATGAGCAATACACCAGGACCAGGAACTGATGCTAAGGCAAATGCCCTTGCTGCTAAGACACGCAAGGAAGCTGGTCAAGTTCTAGGTG